GCGGTGGTACTGGCGGCGGTGGTGGTACCGGCGGCCTACGTAACAGGGTATTGAGTGGTAAAGTAAGCAATGGGGAATTCTCATTCTTAACCGGTGATAACCTAAGCGTAATGATTGACGGTAGTCAAACGCCTGTATTGTTATCATTCGCCGACGGCTTCAACGATTACGGCGCGGTGGATTATACCCAAACGATTAACCGGAAACAAAGTGCATGGAGCCTACCGGCCAACAATACATCGTGGCTATACGTTGAGCGCTCCGCATCTGGCGGCCTAACCTATGGCAGTACAACACTTGAACCAATGCGCCAGCCAAATGCACCAGCAGCGGCAACGGATAAAATGTACTACAATACTACAAATGAAAAAATGTATGTGTATACTGGCACGTATTGGAAAGAAATATTGCGCGTAGTGGTAGCGATTGCCGTTACAGATGCAACACGTGTAAAGTCAATCAAGTATTATGATCCAAACGTAAACACCGCAACAGATGCAGTAATCGGTACGCGTACGGTTGACGGTAAAGCATACGCATTAACAGATATTCTTAATCAAATGGCTGAAGCTATTAAAAAGATTGCTGGCGATGCTAACTTTACCAATAACCCAAGCCGTACACTAAAAACAATCACGGATACAGTAAACGGGTTAAGTAGTGCATATTATCGTAAAACTGATACAGTAGCCAACGCAACGCACGCAGTCAATGCAGATAATGCTACACATGCAACAACTGCCGATACTGCTGCAAACGTTGCGACGTGCGTTAAAAAGGCCGGCGATACTATGACGGGTACGTTAAAGGTTCCGGGCCTTTCCAATGAACCGATTGATTTAGATTATCTTGCTAACAACAAGGCGGGTTATAGTGGCTTTACATTCGGTGAATTAAATAACTACCGTATATGGGGTAATGCTTATTGGGGTATTGGGGCCATGTTTCCGTGGAATACAAGCCAAGACCGTATATTAGGTACTCAGCTTTATTTTGCCAACAGTAACGCTGCATTTATTCGTTTCGATACAAATGCTAAAGGCATGAATGAATGGCAACGTATAGCAACGTTTGAAAATAACAATACATTGTTATTCCCTAATGGTGCAAGGTTGAAGGTGGAATAATATGCCTAATCTAGTACTAGAACATAACGGTCAAATTTACCGGTTCGGATTAACTGCAAATGCAGCAGTAACAAACGGCCAAAATATTAAGGTTCCATTTAATGGAACCGAATTATACGCACGCATCGGAAACGAAAACACACCATTAAAAGTTATTAAAAACGGTAGCACGTATTCGGTACAGTATAATCCGGTTGCTTTTAATAATATTTATGTAGATAGACCGGCAAGTGATCGCTCAGAATGGCGTAACACAATATTTTTCCCAAGTGGAAATTATCGTATCACAATAGACGGTAGCACGCGCGATAGTCGAGAAATACGCATTAATGATAACAGAAACCTTGAAATAGTAATGAATATTATAGGTCAAGGGTATGGCAATCAGCGTTTAAAACTGACTATTAGCGGATATTATGACAGGCAATTACAAGCCGGAAGCAATCGCAATAGATTTAGCATAGAACGAATAGGGGACTAACGATGCAACTTGAAAGCCTTGAAAGCATGATTAAAGACTATGAACGGCGCACGGGTGAACGTGTTAGTCTTGAAGGGTTTTATTTCGATGAAAATAATAACTACAAAGACAAATACAATTACTATTTCAAATGGTTCCCTAATGCTGGGTTCTTATTCTGGACTATCAACGAACATGACGGCGAAAGATATTTTACTATCTGGCAGACATACGGCGATATGAAAGTTATAGGCAAGTACATCGTTGAAGTAATGAAGATGAATGATCTTGATGTAATTGTAACGGCAACACATCGAAGCGTGCGCGGTTTTATTAAAAAGTGGAATATGGAACGTGTTCCAACTATGGACTATACCTATAATGGGTTTAATTACAAAGTGTTGAAAACGGTGCGAAAACACCTTGAAGCGACTTTGTAGAAAGGAAAAGCATGTTTAAATTTGACTTGCAATTATTTGGCGGCGGCGGTAAAAAGTCGAAGGTAAGCAGCATTGATGCAAAACTACCTACGGCAACGGCTGACGAAAAGCAATTATTACAAGGCCAAATGGATTGGATTAATAACACAAATCGAAGCGCCAACACCTTGCAAGGTATGGGTGATGCAGCTTTAAGCAATGTTATTACTCCGCAATATGGCAACATGTATAATGCTTATTTAGACAGTAACAAAGCTAACCAGAACGCAATAGGCGCGTTACAAAATCAAATTTCTACGGCTGGAGCTAAGAATTTGACGGATAACACGCGTTATGCAAATCAGTTAGCGGCAAGCGTTGATACAATGAACAACGGCGCAAGCCAATTAGCCAACGAATACAACGGCGCATTATTACAAAATCAAAATGCTATGGATAGCATCACAAACGGCCAACTACCTACAGGCTATGCAGATGCTAGACGGCAAGCACTCAATAATGATTTACAGGCAACAGTAGGCAATGCGGTTTCTGGCCTAGCAAGCCGTGGTATTGTGAATTCATCTATCACAGATAGTACATTGAATGATATCAGCAAGAACGCATCAAATACACTTGCTGCACAATATTCAAATGATTTAGGCCAAGCGGCTGCACTCAATACGCAAGCGCTTAATAATAATTTAAGCGGTATCGGTGCAAAAATGGGGTTATGGGGTAATACCTACAATAACAACCAAAACGGCATTATCAATCAAGCAAATCTAATGAACCAAGGTTATGCAAATCAGATGAATAACGCCGGCACCGCAGCGGGTTTAGTAGGTCAACGCGAAGGGTTAGCGCAAAACCCTATTAATACAGGCGCAACAACACAAAGCGCGGCAATTCAACCGGCTAAAGATTACTACTCTATGAGCCAGTTAAATAACGCGGATCAAGAAGATTTACTTAACAGATTTATGTCATTACGCTACGGACTAGCACAACCAGCACAAACAATGGTTAAGCAAGGTTCCGGCGGTTTCTTTGGAGGACTTATGAAAGGTTTTTGTTTTGTAGCGGGTACTGAAATTGCAACACCAGAAGGTGGCAAGGTTATTGAAACGTTTGTAAATGGTGATACTGTTATCACGTTGGGTGCGGTTAATGATGTAATTGCATTGCATGATATGGGCGAAAAAGAAACACATCGCCTTGAAACTGTATCTTTTGGCGTAACGACCACAGGCACAGAAAAGGTATTGACTCCGGAAGGTTTAAAATTAGTTAGTGAATTGGTAGTTGGCGAAGTTATTATGACGGTTAATGCTTATGAACCGGTTACACTCAGCGAAGCAACTGGCAATACTGAACACGTATACGAATTGCAATGTACTGGCGATAATTTATTCTATGCTAACGGTATTATGGCCGAAGGCATCAACGAAGATGAATTGAAAGCTATTGCAGATGCAACAGAAGAAAAGCCAGCTGAAGAAACACCGGAAGAAAAACCGTCCAAGAAAACAACAAAAAAATCCAGCAAGAAAGATGAACCAGTAGAGGAAGCAACCGAAGAAGTAGAGAAAGTAGAGGAATAACACAATGGGCGTTATCTACGTTAAAGACTTTGAACCATTGGCGGCGTTGGGTGAATTAGCCGGTCAATATTTCTCTCACCGTTTAGGGGCATTACAAAATAATAAAATGGCTAAAGGCTATCAAGCAATGCTAGGCGGTGGCGGTGGTGCTGGCGGGGAACAAGACCCGAACACGCCGCAAATTGTGGATAATAATAACCGCATGGCGGGAATGGGTATGCAACAACCTAATAGCGCCGGTCAAATCAACCAGTTATTATCTAATTCCAATAACACATTTGCCAATAACTTGATGCAAAAGAATAATATCGGATTATGGGGCGGTCAAAATCCAGCAGCACCAGCACAACCGATGCAAGCTAACACAGATGCACCGGCTAACCCTGTTACTGATCAACGCTTTAACGCTTATATGAATGAGCCAAGCCCTACATTACAAAAGCAGTTGCAAGCACAGGCAGCGCAAGCACCACAAATGCCAGCGGCGCCAGCACAACCGCAACAAAACACGGGGTTATGGAATTTTCAAAATCTAAATAATACTGGTATTAATACAGGGGTACCGCAAACATACCAAGAAATGATGCAACAACGACAAAACGCACCTTTTCATGGGGCGCCCAATTCGGCCGTAAATGGTAACGCCGATGCGGATAAAGCGCCGGGCCAATACTCTATACCAGATAAAGCAAGCGTAACAAGTGAAGCACGTAAACAACTAGGGGCCAATACGTTGGCCCTAGTTAAAGCCGGTTTTGATTTTAAGACCGCACAAGGTTTAGCAAGCGAACAATATCAAACTGACGTTAACAATATGTATATGCAACAAGTTAACGAATATCAAGAAAAAGTGCTTGAACCAATGCGCCAGCAAATCATGAACAATCTTGTATTTACACAGGATAAAGACGGCAACCCGGTTGTAGATACCTATAACACAAAACGGGTTAAAGGGTTAGCGCCAGCCGTTGCAAGATACAATTATCTAGCGAGTAAAGTAGGCGCTGGCACTATTGATATGAATAACTTGAATTCTATTGCGGCACTTGATAAACCGGATTATAAATTTAGTAGTGCGCAAAACGGCCATATTGTACGTTACAACATGGGCGACGGTACTATTCAAGATATGGGCGGCTATGGCAAGGTTGAAACAAAACAATTTGCGAACGGTCAAGTTATTGTTATGACGCCAGACGGCCAAATGAAAAATATAGGTAATTTCGGGGCGAAAAACATTAAAGTTATGCCAGACGGAAAAACGTATATTGTTGGTACAGACGGCAGCATGAAATATGTAGGTACGCACGTTAAACCGGCAACGGCTACACAGTCCGGCACTAGTGGATATAATGCGCAAGTATTACGTACGTTATCCGCTCAACATACCGCATGGGTTAAAGCTAACCCAGATAAAGCAGAAACTGAAAGCCCTTATTATGGGCAATTACAAAGCGCGTTAAGTGGTGCGCCTACTGCTGGCGGTGGTGGTGCTGCTGGAACGCCAACGGTTAAACGGCAACCAACTTATTCAGCCGAAGAACAGGCAGCAATTTCCAAGCGAATGAATGAACTTTCAGCGCAAGGCTGGAGCGATGATCAGATAGCAGCGGAACTTGATGCGGCCGGATACGGTCAATATAAATCGTGGTTAAAGTCTTATTAAATATAAAGGGGTAGACTATGGGTGCGTTTGATGATATTACAGGCCAATATGGCAAGGCAGTTGGAAATAACAACGCCTTTGAAGATATTACAACCGAATACGGTTATGATGTAGGCAACGCGCCCAAGCCTACATTTTGGGATAGCGTTAAAAATAATGCCGAATATGTTGCTAATGGCGTTAAAAACAATATTGAATGGATTGATAAAACCGGGAAGGAAATCAATGACAATGTAGGAAATACCTTAACGGCGTGGAAAGATGATGTGGTAAAAAAATCCAATAATCTAGGTAATGAGTATTCTAAAAGTGCTGCCAATGCCCTTGAAGCTAATGGCGATAACTTTTCTAAATTTGATGATAACGGGGAGTTTATCGACGAATATGCTACGCCGGGGTTAGGTAAAGCACGGGTAGAAGCATATAACGCCGGAGTTGGGAAGCCGGCCGGATATCTAGCTATTACTCCGTATGTTCCACCACCGGTGCGAATAGCTGCTGGTGTTCTTGCCGCGCCTACGATTGCAAGTGATACGGTTGATATGTATA